ATTCACACCACCAACATATAGCCACATTTATAATCTAAAAACTGTTCAAATGTCGAATGACAAAGGAACATGGTTTGGATGGGATGTATCTAAAGTTGGTCCGGTTACAGATAAAGGTGTTTATGCGATTGCTAAAAGCTTTGCTGAAAAAAACAGTAAAGGTTTAGTAAAAGTTAAACACGGATCTGAAGAGGACACAATAAAACAACCTTCTCTTAATTTATAAGATTCCTAGGGAGTGGGCGGCAGAGCGAGAGTGAAACCGCCCATTTATAAATTATGATAGATGAGTTTATTAAAATATTTGAAGGATTGGACCGTGCTTACGGCCAGTTTAAGAGAAACGAATCCCGTGTATCTGCGAAAGTAGAAGGAAAACCCTGGGTTGAGCATAAATCCCCTCAAAGAAATTTGTGGGAAAACCATTTAAAGGGTATAGGCGTAAGTCTTGGAATATTTCCTCTAACTGATGACAGAACTTGTAAGTGGGGCGCCATAGACATCGACGTTGATGAAATGGATTACGAGGAACTTCTTAAAAAAATCAGAGAATTAAAGCTTCCATTAATTATGTTCAGATCAAAAAGTGGCAGGGCCCACGTTTATCTATTCATGAAAAATTTCACATCAGCAGAAGAAGTACGATTAGTTATGAAAAAGTTTGCGTCTAAGTTAGGTTTAGCAGATAAATTAGACAGAATATATCCAATGCAAACAGAATTAGGTGAGAAAGAAACAGGATCTTGGTTAAATTTACCTTACTTTAATCATGAAGAAGGAGATAGATATGCATACAGAGATGATTTTGATGCAGCTTCGATAGAAGAATTTTTTGAAATGCACAAACAATACGCGCAGGAGAATCTAGATGACTACCTACTAGAAGAAATAAAGCTACCTACAAAAAAAGTTAAGTACACGAGCTTAGAAGAATTACTTTTACCATGTCAGAAGAATGCCTCAAAGGCAAATAACAATAAAATTCCAACAGATATAGGAAGAAATGATTTTTTACTTCATAGTTTTACTTGGGCAAAAAGAGCAGAGATACATGCTAAAAAAATAGAAGAATATAAACACCTTGATGCAAAAGGTTTACTAAAACATTATAATAAAAATTACCTTAAAGAACCATTACCTGAATCTGAGATGGAAAAAACGATTTTTAAATCAGAAGACAAAGAATATAAATATTTATGCACAAGACCACAGATAAAAAAATACTGTGATCCCTCTGCATGCACAAGACATTTATGCGGCATCACTCCAGATCAAGCTTTAGAGTTAGTGGGAGCAGAAGAAGCTCTTGGACAGATAACTAAATACTGTAGTACGCCCCCAATATTTTACGAAAGTGTTTTAGTGAAAACTATTCATCATACTTCAACAAACGGCAAGGGAAGCCATGAACGAGTTAGAGTAGAGATGAAAGGATCTGATTTTTTAAACAAAGAGAAATACATAACCAGACTAGCGGACGCTGGGTATTTCCCTCATGACTCTATACTCAAAATGAAACCTCACGACTTTATAAAAATGAACATTGGTAGATTAGATAGAATGAGTTATGAAAAAGCAGAAGAAGAAGCAACTCCCGAATACGAGTTTAAAACACTAATACGAGATTTTTTAAATAAATGCACTGTAAGTGTTGACAGGTCCCATTTATTGGATGGTGCCTGTTATTACAATGAAGAAACAAAAGAAGTGGAGATAAGGATACATAGATTAATGGAATATTTAAAAGCCATTAGAGACTTTAGAACTCTGAAGAAAGTATGTTTTGATTTAAAGAAGATGTTAAATGCTAAAAAAGTGCCAGGAACAGTAAATGATAAACTTGGAAAAAAAACATCTTGTCCTACTTGGCGTCTCGAAGGATTGAAGAACAAGGAAGATTTTAAGATAACCGAAACCCTCGACCAAAAACAGATAGAAGTTAAAAAAGATGAAGAAAATTAGAATAGCTGGCCCACCAGGCACAGGTAAAACAAGAAGTCTAGTAAAGATTTTCTATGATTGTATACAACAATACTCTGCCACAGAGATAATAGTAACCTCTCATACTAACACTGCAGCCGATGAAATTAGAAGAAGAATATTAGATGATGATAATATTCAGGAATATCAAGACGCAACGGGCACAGATATATTTCGCTTAGTAAAAGAATCTAGAAAAACCTTAGATGATACCATAACAACGATGCATAAATGTTTTATGGCAAGAATACCTGAAAAAAAAGGAAAGGCTGTTGTTTTTAATATTGACGATTACAATAATTTAAAAATACAGTATCCTTTGTTTGACGCTTATACTGGCTCTAAAGAATTTCATAGTCTGGATATGTTAATAGCTAGACATCCTTTTTTTAAGTTTCATAGCACGGCTAGAGATAATGGCTTCGATACAGTAAAATATTACTGGACTTTAAGTTTTGAAGAAAAAAGTAAGTGTAAATATACCATAACCGAGCTTCTAAGGTTAGAAAAAGACTTTAATAATTTTAAAGGCAATATAAAATTAAACCAGCGCGCAGAAAGAATATTAGACTTTCAAGATATGATTGAACACTTCACAAACTCTGTTGAAATAAAGTCTGAAGATTTAGGTATAAAGATTTTAATGGTTGATGAAGCTCAAGACTCGAGCATAATACAGAGGGCCGCAGAAAAGAAAATGGCTGCAGCTGTAGAATATTTTTATAAAGCAGGCGATCCCGATCAAGCTTTATTTGGATTTGCAGGAGCCGATCCTCATGAATTTCACATAGAGTTTGCTCGTCCAGAAATTGAATTAAAACAAGGATTTAGATGCCCAAGAGTCATTAACGAATACTGTAAAGAAATAATCAGGCCTTTGTGGAAACACTATAAGTACGCTGGCGGCGGAAGAGTGTGGGCTCCTAGAGAAGAAAATGGTCAAGTTGTAGAAGGCGAAAAGTTCGAGATGATGAGCTTGGAGCAAGACCCTCATCTTGCTGAACTTAGTAAAAGATTAAAACAGACTAAGGAAACATTTGCATTTACATATAGAGGAAATGAACCAAAAGAGGCAATAAGATATTTAACAAAACTAGGAGTGCCTTTTAAAATAGCTGATAAACACAGCAGATTTCAGTTCAAATATCCTACCGCAGATATAAAAAATCAAAGAGAATTTTTAAAATTAATTCGTGAAAAGAAAAAACTCACTGCTGCATCTATCAAAAGAATATTAAAAAATACTCTGCCGGAATACGTTGGAAAAAATTATTCAGAAGAGAATTTAGAGAAAATTGTGGGGCATTATGATATAGAGTGGTTAATTAAACATCAATTTTTAAATCCAATTGTTAAAAAATCCAATGATTTTCAAAACATCAAAAAACTAAGTAAAATTTCATACATATCAACAATTGAAATGAAAAACTTCATTAGAAGAGTTGTGGAATATGATCCAGTTGGAGATTTAGAAAAAACCCCTAGAATATTTTTAGAGAATATACATACAATAAAAGGAAAGGAGTTTGATAACTGTATTGTAGATTTAGCTATACACAGAGAAGAAGACGATTTTACAAAAAGGAGGATAAAGTACGTTGCGTGCTCAAGAGCAAAGAAAACATTATGGATAATAAAAAGCAAAAACGGACAGACACTGTAAATCCATACGATATTCAAGTCGGTGGAACTCACTACGCTTCGATGGTTATACAACCATCAGAGTTTATAAATAAAAACAATTTGCCTTTCGCGGAAGGGAACGCTATAAAATATTTGTGCAGGCATAAGCAGAAAGGACAAAAGCAAGATTTGGAAAAAGCAATTCACTACTGTCAAATGGCAATCGATAGAGATTATACAGAAAAAAAAGACTTCTTAGAAGAAGCTGAGAAAGAAAAAAAAGAATTAGAAGAATCTTATAAAGAATCAAAACGACAAACGAAAGAACGGAAGTCCACCGAATGGACTAAAGGCTATGATAAGTGGAAGAAAAATAAATGATACCAGCATTACATGATATAGACATAAAAGATGGTGAGGTTGTTGCGGTCGACTTAGAGACTTATGATCCAGACTTGAAGAAACACGGATCAGGAGCTATAAGAGGTAAAGGAAAAGTCTGTGGAATAGCTCTAGCTTATGGGGATAAAAAGTTTTATTTTCCTATAGGACACAGTGTTAAGAACGAAAACATTCCTGTTAAATTTGCATGGAAAATTTTAAATAAAAAAATATTTCAAAACGAAAAAGTTACAAAAGTATTTCACAATGCAATGTACGACGTATGTTGGATAAGAGCAGCTACAGAAAAGATGGTAAAAGGACCTATCGTTGATACTATGATTGCCGCATCTGTCATAGATGAAAATAGAATGAGATACAGCTTAGATTCTTTAGCAAAAGATTATTTAAATGATTCTAAGTATAAGCATGATTTAGCAGACAAAGCTTTAGATGAGCATGGTATATCGGATCCAATGTTGAATATGCACAAGTTGCCCTGGTCTTTAGTTAAAGATTATGCAGAACAAGATGTTAATCTGACGTTGAGACTTTGGAATAAGTTTGAAAAAATTATAAAAACTCCGGTAGAAACAGAAAGTAAGAGTAAAAAAACGTTGGAAAATATATTTAATTTAGAGACAAGATTATTCCCATGCCTTGTTGACATGAGATTTAAAGGAGTCAGAATAGATAAAAAAAAGGCTGAAACTTTAGGGAAAGATTTAGAAAAAAGAAAAGAGCGTATAGTAAGAGGAATAAAGAAAAGAACAGGAATTGCAATAGAAATATGGGCCGCTAAGTCTATACAAAAGTTATTAGTTCAACAAGATATTAAAGACTATAAAAAAACTCCTAAATCTGGGCAAGTTAGTTTATCAAAAAATTATTTAGACTCCCACTCAAATATTTTCTTAAGATTAATTGCAAGAGCAAGACAATATGATAAGCTAATCAACGTTTTTGTGGATGGTATTTTAAAATTTGTACACAAAGGCAGAATTCACGCTGAAATAAATCAAATTAGATCAGAAAGAGGGGGAACAGTAACTGGAAGATTCTCCATGAGAAATCCAAACCTACAACAGATTCCGGCTAGAGGAAAATATGGAAATATAATCCGCTCATTGTTCTTACCCGAAGAAGGACACCAGTGGGGTTCTTTCGATTACTCCCAACAAGAGCCAAGACTAGTTATACATTACGCTCTGAAAAATGGAATGAGAGGAGTCGAAGATCTAGCAGAACAATATCATGAAGATCCTAAAACAGATTTTCATGCCTTAGTGGCAGGCCTGGCTAAGATAACTAGAACGCAAGCAAAAACAATTAACTTAGGGTTATTTTATGGTATGGGTAAAAATAAACTAGCACATACCTTAGAATTAGATGACGACGAATCAAAAGAATTATTTGACCAGTATCACAGAAAAGTGCCTTTTATAAGAGAGCTCTCTTTTGGTCTACAAAAGTTTGCAGAAAGAAACAAAAACATTTTTACATTAGAAGATAGAT